GAGCGGCCCAAATTCAGTCGTGTAGTCACGCAGGGAGTTATCAACCCTAAAAGAACACTACACGTCTAAAATATACAATTTTGGACATACGCTATAGAAATTTGCGACCCAAAGTAAAATCCAAAACCCAGGCAAGATGATAACATCTTACTAGGGTTTTGTATATAAAACCTTTGAGCTACAAATAGCACAACGTAAGATGTAAAAACATCTCATCCAGGAATGAATAGGTATTCATACCCCTGCTCGGCCGCCGAGCAGTATCCTGACTTTCTCCCCGTGAGAAAGCCTCTTGCGACATTTTATAGACTGTCGTCTATCCCATATACAATATATATAAAAATTGTATATAAATAGCCATGATCGAACCCAAAAAGATCTAAGCTGGAAAAGGATCAACGTATACGTAATACACAGGAGCTCCAACAAAGAGTCCCAATTGAAAGTCTTCCGCTGTAGAAATGTACTTATCAATTCGCTTAAGAACAACATTATCTGATCCTTTAACTTCAGTTGTTAATTCATGACCCAAATGATTCCCGGCATAATAATTAAGATCTCTGGCAGGAACAAATCTTTGTCCTGCGGTATAAAAAGGAGTTTCGTATTCCAAACATGGATTATTACAAACTGGTGTAAGTGCAGTTCCTCCCAAGGAACCGCGTAAAGTTCGCAGCATTGATTTTCGCCGAGACCCAACACTGGTACCATCGAGTGGTTCAAAACTCACCTGATTACTAGTTCCTCCGAAAGTATGTCTAGCAACACCAAACGATCCACAAAGACCGCTTGAGTTTTTGTTAGCGATTATTGCTTTATGTCGCAACCCTCCCCTACGCATAGCAAATGCAGGTGTAAGGTAATTCAACAAAGTTGTATTACAATAACTGTATGGAGCATTTCCTCCAGTGAATGGCATAGCACGATCGTCACCGGATGGATCCCATCCTCTATAATACGGAAAGTCTGTAAGATCAATCGAAACCATTCGAAAGCCTGCGCCATATTCTGCAGGCCAATAAGATGAATGGTAATGGTATCTTCGCAACAAATCACGAAAACTCACTATCCTTTCACCCTGATATACAAGGTATTGATTATCGTCTTTGACTAAATCCGTATAAGATCCGAAAGCTTGAATCTCATTAGAGCAATCAGGAGCATTAGATTCATCAACACTCGTGGCGAGTGCGTCAGGTGCTTGTTCTGACTGTGCAACATATGGTGCGATGTCACTTTGCTGTTGAAAATAAGAAACATTATTCAAACCTTTTACGGTTGGAACAGCAAAGGCAATGTCTTCACCGCCGCTAACCCACACTTGTACTTTGACTACAGCATTGGAAGTGCTTGGAGTTGCAAGTTCATTAACGACGTAGACACTAAGACTACCGTTATCAAATGGAAAACCAGCATCAACATTGGCAACTGTACTGAAAGTAGGAATAGAAAAAGCAGAAGAAGTATCGTCTGCTCCAAGCACATAATTCCAAGCCCTAACGTCAGCCCACTTAACCTCATATTCAAAATCTCTATCCTCTGAAATATCAATAGTAGTAGAATATACTTGGTTATAAGCGACAGGCCCAGAGTTATTAGCACGTGGATTATAAACAATTCTTAAACGTCCTCTATGATACTCGGAACAAATAACATTAAACCTAAATTTGATTGAGCCTTGCCATGCTTCAAAAGGATTCGAAGCGAAAGCAAGAGCAGTAGGATGAATTTCAGTGACAGGTTCAGCCGAAAGTTTCCTAACTAATGAGGGAGTAACCAACATAGACGCTAAAAGAGTGTCTGTAGTGGCAGATTCCGGCCAATCAAATTGTTGCCAAAAGGAAGGTCGTTGAGCAATTGCTGAAATAGCAAGTTCATCCTCTCCACCAAGCCCCATAACTCTCGTATCAATAGTAAGCTCATTCTTAGAATCAGTAGACAACTTGATAAGAGGCTCAGAAGTGTCAGTGTTAGACAAATTACCCATATACCTAGGAACATACGGTTTAGTATCCTCAAGTACTTGTGGACGAGAATAACCAAAAAGCTTAGCCACTTGACCAATGCGGGTGGCAACCATAGCGGTAGCTTTTGCATAAGGCGCAATGACTGGAATCATAGAAAGAGCATTGGCTGCATTGGCAACTGCAGAAGCAGGTTTGCTTATTAAACCATCTTTCACAAATTCATCATTTGTTCTGGTATTATTGATCTTCTTTGTAGGGCGTTTATTCTTCTTCCCACCTGCTTGTTCAACATAAGTAGGAAATCCAAAATCATCCAATTCTCTATCTGCTGTACCAGACTGAACCTGGGCGGTTGTAGGAACGGAGAGAGTAACATCTTCAGCCCAGACAAAAACCGTAACTGTAATGGGATCCGTACCACCATTGGCATGACGCAAAATGTCAAAATCATGGATAGTGACTCGACCCATATCATCAGTCCAATTAATTTGAGTAATATCAAGAAAGTTCTCAGGCCATAAAAAAGGCAACAACATTTCACCACCTTGTGACGTCGTAGGATCAAGCATAAAATGAGGCTTTTGAGAAGCCCCAACCAAATCTTGTTCAAAAAATGCACGGTTGAGAGTCACTGTATCTCTGGTAAGATATGGATTATAAGAGACCAAAGCTCGTCCATAATAAAAAGAATTACCATTAATAAGCATCTTCATTCTGAGATTACAACGTAAGTTACGATACCTGTTTATTTTCTGTAAAACATCAGCATTACTAAAAAACTCAGTCCACGGATTAAAAACCTCAAACAACCTAGAACTTTCCGGAATCCATTGAAATTCCTTGATCTTGATAGGACGACCGAGGAAGGAACCGAGTTCTGCATCGCTAAATCCTGCGAGTTGGGTAGTGACATCTGGTGATGATGAAATGTCGTAAGACCATGGTGTGTCTCCATCGACAAAATGTACATTTTGTGTTGATATGTGCTGAGGTGCTTTTGAGACACTATAAGCACCAGCATTAGGACTATTTGAGTCAGCCCCAAGACTATTTGTATTATTATTATTAATTGAAGTAGGTAATATTTA